TTCTCGCTATGGTAAAGAATGTAATTGACTACTCGGACATTAACGAGGATATCGCCGTCAGAGTCAATAAATACTGAGGGGTTCATTCCCCCAAAAGTATTAGGTATTGCTATTGGGGCTAACTTGCCCCCATGCCCAACCGCCTTTTGGACTAAGTTCATTAGGCTACTCTATCAAGTTCACAAGTGATCGTGTCTTGTCCTGTGATAGTTGGGTATAAACCTGCGTTGTGGCTACCGATGAGTGGCGCATTAGATCTCTCACGGCTAGTAGATCACCGTTGGATTTTTCAAGCATCGTAGTCGCAAAGTAATGGCGCAGAGAGTGAAAATGCTTAGCGTTTGGCCCAAGGATTCGGCGCATCTCGTTAGCAGCCTTTTTAGAAAAGGTATTAGGTGTCACTTCCCATAGTTTGCCTAAAGTGCCGTGAGATTGAATCATCTCGGCAACTTTCTTGGCTACTGGTACTACAAGATCAGTCTTGCCTTTACCGACAACCCGTAGCGAATACCCGCCGTTATCTTCAATCAAGTCAGCGCCTTCGATCTTGGCTACCTCATGCGCTCGCAGTCCGACTAGACCGCCAAGCATGAACCAATCTTTGTAAGGTTGCGTGGCTTCTGCCATCAACTTATCAAATTCAGCCTGTGTGACTGGCTTAGGTACGCCGCGACCAGATTTAACTTTAGGAAGATCCTCAGCAGCGTTATTGCCGTTGATAAGGTTCATCTTGTTCAAGTGCTTATAGATTGAGCGAAGCCGGGAAACATAGTTTGCCTTGGTGCTTTGCTTGGTAGCCGATAAGACCACCTTCTCAAGATCCTGAACAGTAGCAAGCGCAGGATGTACGCCTATGCGCCGAATAATCTGCCAATCGGTACGGATCACATACGGACTAAAACCCGAGGTGTCATAGCGGTTTTTCAACTGCCTATAAATTTCCTCAAGGGGTACGAGTTCCATGCCTTAAGGGTAACAGGTACTAACTCTCGGTGGAGTGTTCCCTACCGCTTCAAGGTTCTAAGAAAGAACCAGCGCTTGAGGCGCAAGATAGGCCGATATTTGATTTTGTTTAAAAGCCTACGCCTATCTTGATAAAACAATAGACCCGTTGGGTCATCATCTGTCATTCAGGCAAACTCTCAGTCAAGTGTTCTCGTACCATCTCCAACGCCGCTACTGCGTTAGGGTAGAAATCTTCAAGAACCTGCGTTGGCTTGAAGCCGTACTTGGCGTACATCTGCTGAACGGTGGTGTTATCCATACGAGTCTGCAAGACAACCTTGCGATTGCCAGCCCACTCAAGTCGCTTGATGAGGAACTGTGTGCCAATCCCTTGCTTGCGGTACTCAGGAAGTACGGTGTTCATCGTCAAATCAACCGTATCGTTTTCTGCAAATGCGGCTGCGTAGCCAATGATTCTGCCTTCATCTTCGGCAACTAGGTAGTACCTGTCGGAAAGGGCATAGTCAGTTTGGAAATCGGTTAATGACCAAGGGCCTTCAACGGTATAGACCTGAGCCTCTATCTTGGCTATGGCTGGCAGGTCATCTGCCGTTGCCTCACGGATTGTCCACATAGCCCCACCTTACACCCTACTGGGCGCTCGGCGCAGAGTTGGCTGAAAGTTCCGCTAACCAGTCATCTACTTTGAGTAGTCTGCGGGCTTCGTGGACATCAATGATATTTAGTTCTACCATCTTAGAGATTTGGCTGAATTGCTTGTTATCGTACATTTGGTTTTCCTTTGTTTGTTTTTTTATATTTGAGGCAGTTGCCCCAATGCTAGATTAGCAGGTTAGGCCGTAGGCGCAGAGTTGGCTGCAAGTGTGGCTAAATAAGCCTGATAATCGCTATTGGTTGGGTCGGTAGGGATGCCCCAAGTTTGACCATCTTCATCAATACGGATAATTTTTTCAGGGGTAGCCAATTCAGAATCGGCTGGAATGACTTGATATTGAACCATTTTATAACTCCGCAGATAAGGCTATTGTGGATGATGTGCTTTGGAACCAACAAGCAGTAGCGTTTCCAGCAGTTAAACCGCCGCCCGAACTTGTGAAATCAAGTGTCACCATATTGGTTGCTTGGGCTGCAATGCTTACTGTTGTGCAAGTCAAAACTCCACCAGATGAGTTAATCAAGCCAAAGTTAGATGCAGCAGCAAAAGAATAACTTGGAGCAGTACGCATAGTTACTGGCAATGGCAATGGGCCAAAAGCACGAGTTGAGGAAATTGCTTGAGCCGCTACACGGTCAATATTTGCCGAACTAATTTGCCAGAAGTACCGTTGGCACAAGGCTAACTCGCCTTGGAGTGTTCCTGATGCGGTGGTGAATGGAGTGGCTACTGAGCCTTTTTCAAGTTGTACGCCCCAAATATCAATTGTTGTATTTTGTACGCCAGTTGCTGCATATCCAGCACTTGAAAGACTTGTTCCGTTTGAGGTAAAAATTAAAGTTTCAAGCATATCGCCCGTACCAACTGTTTTACCCGAAAGAGAAGGCAAATTTATTACAAATGAATACCTAACCCAAGATGTTGTTATCGCTTGAATGGCAGGGCTGATTACTGAATTTCCACCCGTACCGCCACTACCAAGATTTTGAACAAGAGTAACGCCAACATTGGGAGTACCAGATGAAGCCCTTGCCCAAAACGAATATGTAACGGTTTGTCCAGCAAAAGTTCTAACGCCTTCTACTCTTTGATTTAATGCAGCATAATCACTTGCAGAAGATTGGCCTGAAGTTACAATGCGAGCAAAGTTCTTGCCTTCATATCCTGCAACTGGCGCTGCTCCAGCAGTAAATGTTTGAAGGGAATATGTAGCATTTGATGATTCTTGAATATTCCAACGGTCAAAACCATAAGTGGCATTTGTGGTTGTAGAAGTAAAGTTTCTTTGATTTATTGCAAAATCGCCATTTATTAAAACATTCTTACCAGCCACATAAGGAGCCGCTGCTCCTGCCGAATTTTGCTCTACCGTACTTGTAAGTTGTGCGCGTGACATTATGCACCTGCCTGTGGGATAGAAGAGTTGGATGGGAGTGTGCTATTGGCTTGCATAGCATCGTAAGTTGCCTTGAGCATAGAGGTAAATTCTTCGTTGCCCTTGTCTATGATGACTTGCTCTACGCCATCAATAGTAATTATTTCAATATTATTCATTATAGTTCAGCGCTCCATCCAACATATGCACTAGAAGAATTGTTGGCAAATAGATAATAAGAACGGTATTGAGTTAAACCAGAAGCAACGGTTGCAGTTAAATTAAATGAATTTGCTCCCAAAGTTGTAGCACCCAAAGCAAGCGCGGTAACTGCTACTCCAGCATTAACTCCATCGCCTAAAGCCAAAGAAGAATAATCAATAGAAGTAGGAGATGTGCGTAAGGAAACTTTTGGTTGGATATTTACCCACGCTCCTGTAGTACCAGTTGCAGCACCAACGGCAAAAGTATTGTAAACATCAGATGCAGTTCTGCGTTCGTAATATCTCTGGCAAGCGCTTAACTCCCCCTGAAGTGTGCCGCCAGCGCGGGAGAAGGCAGTTGCGACTGAGCCTAGTTCTAGTTGTAGTCCACCCCAGTAAATTGTGTTACTGGTTGTTGCAGATGGGTATGAACTTACTTGAATTGTTTTGGCGTTGGAAGGAATTGCAGCCGTAAAGGTATAACGAGTCATTGTTGTTGTAGCCGTTGGGCTACCAGTTGTGATGGTAGTAAATGAACCAATAGGGCTGACATCTGTTGAGGTTGAGTATTGAACCAAAACCGTCATTGCGGTATTTGCAGAAGCAGCGAGATACATAGAAAATGTAACTGTCTGACCTGCATAATAAATTGAGTTGGCAGTTTCAATGGATTGGGTCAATGAAGGCTGAGTGCTTGTTGGTACTGCCTTTATTGAGTATCTAGTGCCAGGAGCAAGGGTTGTTGTATCTTGTGAAAAGGTTGTTGCCGCATTGCTATATCCGTACCAACGGTCTGCCGTATAGCCACCAGAACCATTGAATGAGAATGAAGTTCCGCGTTGCCAAATATCCATACCGCCGTTGATGAGGGCATTTTTGCCAGCCGTAATGGTTGGCCCTGCCCAAGACACTCCAGCACCAGCAGAAGAGTTTGCAACGAGTGTTGTGCCGTCAGCGCCTACGCCCTGATTGGTGTAAGTGCCTGATCCTGTACCAACGATCAAATCACCCTTAGCGGCGATCTGAGTAGATTGGATGGCGTTGGCGATGTTAAAGGCGTTGTGCGAGATAACTGTGGCGATATCGCTAGCAACTAGAGCAGTTAGCCCTGTGATCGAAGTACCTGTGGTTGCGGTGTAG